TTATGAGTGCAATTGTGAGCATTGTAAAGCAGAACAAATACAGCTTTCTGCTAATCCTGAAAAAAACAAATTTAAATCAGTTTTAAAAGCTGCTGAAAACGCCTTTAAATTCTTACACGAAAAAGGTAGTTATTCTGCTGAAGACATAAAAGAAAAACCTTATCAAAAACTAATTAATGAGACTTTCAAAATTTTTGATGATACTATCAAAGATAATGACATACCGCCAGAAATGTTATCTAAGTTACAAAATGATACGTTTATATTTTCTGGCCTTAGAACTCATGCGCAACTCTTAGAAGCTTCTAGTTTATTAATTGACGAAAACGGACAAATAAGAAACTTCAGTTCTTTTGCAAATGAGTTTAATAAACTCAATGAAAGATACAATCAGCAGTATTTAGATGCAGAATATCAGTTTGCGATTAATAGCTCACAAATGGCTGCAAATTGGGCTGCATTAGACGAAAATGGTAGATATAACCTACAGTACAGAACCGCTAATGATGACAGAGTTAGAGACAGTCATGCAGCGCTTCATAATATTACTTTGCCTGTTAATGACGAATTCTGGTTATACTATTATCCTCCAAACGGTTGGCGCTGTAGATGTAATGCTGTAGAAGTTCTAAAAAGTAAATATGAATTATATGATTCAGAAAAAGCTTTAGCTGCAGGAGAAAAAGCAACTACACAAATAGGACCTGATGGAAAAAATAGATTAGAGATTTTCAGATTTAATCCTGGAGCAGAACAAAAAGTTTTTCCGCCAAAACATCCTTATAATAAAGTGAAAGGTGCGGAAAAAGCGAAAGAAACCTTAATAGATCAATCTTCTAAATTTAATACGTCGATTGACACCTTAAAAAAAATAGAGGTAGAATATAATGAAGTAAAAATTTTAGATAAAAAATTAACTGAAACTGAAATCATAGAAAAAGTTGGAGGAGGCGACTTAACGAAAGGTTCTTGTGCCTCGTTATCTCTTGCATATGCAGGTAATAAAGCAGGATTTGATGTTCTTGATTTCAGAGATGGTGAAAGCCGTGCTTATTTTGCAAGAAATGTTGATAAAGTCATTGAGTTAGCTGGTGGTTTTGTAGAAAAAGATTATAATGATTTTAAAGCAGTAGGCAAACTTTTAAAGAATACTGAAGTAGGCAAAGAATACATCTTATCAACAGGAAGACACGCAGCAATTATTAGAAAAGATAAAGAAAAAGGATGGGAATATTTAGAGCTTCAAAGTCCTACAGCTAATGGATATAAACCACTAACAAATGAAAAATTAAAAAGTAGATTTGATTGTAAAACAAAAAGAACCACTTATGGTACTAAGGTACAAAATACTTCATCTTTAATTGATATTGAACAGTTAAATGATGATGATTTTAAGAATTTACTAGGTTATATAAATACAGATATAGATAAGCAGAAAAAAGGAATTAAAGGAAGAACTCGATAGATTTTTTATTGTCTATCTTTAAAAAAATCTTTCCATTCAGGGTTTGCTTGATCAAAGATTAGTTTTTCTTCTTTTGTAAGATTCCAAGGATAGTCAGAAAAAAGATTGTAAACTTTTTCAAAATCAAAAGTAAATAAATGCTCACCTACTGCTTTTTCAATAGGTTCTATCCAAAATACTTTATCGGTATCTTTTTTATCAACATCGTAATATTCTATTCCTTGTATAAGCATTTATATTATTTATTATCACAAAGTTACAACTATTTTTTATATAACAATGGATTTAGAAACTTTTCATAAAAATATCATAAAAGATGTAAAAACAGAACTTGCTGAAGAGTTCGACAGAAACTTCGAGAGAAAGGCGTTTTTTGACCAATCATGGCCGAAAAATACTCTTATCAATAGAAGAGGATCAATGATGGCTAGAACTAATAATTTGCGCCGTTCTATGCGTGCTAGGATTAATGGCTTTAGTATAGCATTTTCTAGTTCTTTACCTTATGCAAGTATTCAGAATGAAGGTGGTGAAGTTACCGTGACCAAAAAAATGAAAAGCTATTTCTGGGCGATGTACTACCAAGCTGGTGGAAAAATACTATACAATGTGAAAACCAAAGAAATGGCTAAAACTAAATCTAACAAAGCGCTCACTATTGAAGCTGAACAATGGAAGGCTTTAGCATTAATGCCAATTGGTAAAAAGATAAAGATTCCTTCTCGCAGATTCATTGGTAAACATCCCAGAATTAAAGAAATTATAGAAGAGTGCGTGAATAATAATCTATCAGATCTAAATGAGTTTATTAAAGATAATCTTAAACAAAAATAATGGAAACAATATTAGAAGCAATTCAAGCTAAAATAGCAGAACCAAACAATTTTAAGGATTCTAGCTATAATGAGTATCAATTTAATTTTGTAGATGAGGATTCAGGACAATTAGAAGTAATCCCAAATCCACCTGTAAAATGGCCTTGTGCTTTAATTGATATTAGTACAGGTAATTTTTCAAATAATGGGAATGATAGATTTGCAGAACCTTCTACAAGACAGCAAGGAACGCTACAGATAGAAATTACAGTTGCCAACCTTAAAATTTCTAACTCTAGCTCTGGCGCACCTGCATTTCAGAAAAATAAGGCTTTTAAAATTTGGAAATATGTAGAAGCTTTGCACAAAAAAATGCAAGGATTTAAACCATCAGAAAAATCTGGCGCTCTTGTAAGATCTGGATTTAAAAAAATAAGAAGAGATGATGGGATTCAAGAGATTAGAGTTACCTATACTTTAGGAATTAGCAACTGCTAGTCTCATATTTTGCGAGCTCTCTCTCTATAGGAGTATTAAGAATTGTATTGAGAGTAGTGCGAGAAATAGGGTAAAATGGAAAGATATATTTTCTGAGGACAACCGTATCTGGTATGTCCTCAGTTTTATGTTTTAAATATAAGTCTTTTATGTTCTTATATCTAAGTAAAGTATTGCGTTGCAATGGCTTAACCTTATCCATATCACAAATATATGGAAATAATTTCCATTTTTGCAACTATTGTTGAATAAGATAGAAATATTCTTTGAGTAGATTTTCAGTAGATTTATCAGCAGTAAAATTTTCTGAAAACACACGTCCTATAAATTTTCCTTTAGAATCATAAAAATTAAAAGAAGTAGCATCTTGATAAACTGTAATGAAAGCGGTTTCTTTATCTAATGTTTCCTTTGCTTCAGTAAGTCCTGTTAACATGATTTTAAAGGCTATTTCTGATTCATAGCTGGCGTTTTTCTCTGATTCTGAAACAATGTACTTGCAGCGCTCAATATTTTGGTCTAAAGTCTCATTTTTTAGCTTTAATTTCTGATTATAAAAAGAAATGAGCTCATTATATGTAACAGTATCAAAAACTTGTTTTTCTTGGCTAAAAAGTGAATTAGCGCAAAGAATGAATAATAGGATTAGTTTTTTCATTAATTTACTTTATTTTTTATCATATAAATTTATAATCTGGTAGTAATTTTACAAAAACTTACCATTTTCCAAATCAGACTTAATTTGATTTGACAAGTCATCAAGATATTTTCTTAGCATAACAATTTCTTCTGTTTCTTCATAAAAAACTTTTACCTCTGTTTCTGTTTTGATTATTTTAGGAGTTAAACATTTATGAATTTCATTCAATCTATCGATAAATGGTTTTGATTTTATTAAGTAAAATTCTTGTGCCTTCTGAATTTCTTTGTTTGTGATTTTACGTTTCATAATGTAAAGTTACAAAGTTTTTACAATATCAAATAGTTTTTGTTTCAGTGTAAATTGTTCTTTCTCGGTATAAACTGGTTTGAAAACCATTTCGCAACCTGGTATTTGTTTTTCTTCATCCACTGTTATAGATGCAATCATATCGTGAAGTTCTTTCATTTTTTCTATCTTCAGTTTTTCTTCAGTAGAGATTGCATCTGTTTTTTCTTTAATCGTTTGCGCTTTTTTCAAGGCAATTTCAGCGCGTTTTTGCTGTAGTTCTAACTTATCCATCGAATTGCATGATTTCTTTAATTTCCTTTTCAAAAACTGTTAAAAACAGTGTTTCTTCAGATTGGCTTTCATCTGGTTTTGTGGCGGTAAAAGTCCATTTTTCTATAACACTTTCGCCTTCGGGGAATGATGTGTCTCTAAATCTGTAAAGCCAGGGCTTAATTTCATATCCTTTTTTTTGAAGAAACGCAAAGATACTTTCGTGTGGTAAGGTGAGTTTTATTTCCATTATTATGTGTTCTGTGTATTGGTGAAGACGTATCATATTAATTTTGTGATTGTTGATATTGAGTTTTAAAATCTGGCAGGCCTTGTAGATTTGTTTCAAATTTCACTTTTTTGAAACCATCAGCGAAAATTCCAATTTCAAGAATTTCAATTTGTTTAAGCTCTACTTCATGTTGTTTTGCTACTTCATTAATAATCTCATTGTATGATGGTTTTACATCCATTTCTATTTTATAAATACACTTGCAAATTTTGGCTTTTACAATAATTGTTTTTTTTATGTTATGCATTCTAATAAATTTTAAAGGTTGTCTCCGACATTGCTGTCGGAGAGATGGGTTTATAGTTATTTTAATAATCTCTTTTATTCATTTCTTCCCACAATTTTGGTGAGTTAATAAAATTTTTAGGTTTTAGCTTTAAAGCCTTTTTTTTATCTACTTCTGAAAAGTCAGAAAATTGTATTAAGTTACTTACATGAGCGCTTCTAACGCATCTCGGACAATCAGATGGAAAAACATCTATACGGTAGTATCCATTAAATTTTGCTTCTGAAAAAGTAATAGCAAATTCTCCTGTACATCTATCCTTTACAATTGTTCCTATATTAATTTTTTGTTTACTAAAATAATCGTGTTCGTCCCAATCTTTAAAAGGATGACATGAACAGCTATGTATATTTTGAGGCATTTTAAATTAAGTTTAAAGATTAATTAAATTTTAACAAAACATGGTGCATAAAATCTTAAATAACTAGTTATTTCATTTAAAGTTCTATCTTTCATAGAATATACAGCTTCGGTAAAAATTTCAGCACCTGTTGTGCCATAAAGCAAATAGATATTTTCATTATTAACTTTATCTGGCAATAAAAAAGCAAACATTTTTTCTTTTTTATGAAATTGAATAAAAATAGATCCTACATATTTTATTGGAAAAGAAAATTTGTCTGTTCGGATTGTTCCGTTATTTTTCCCATTTCCAATTTGAATAATAGATTCATTAGGTTTTAAAGTGAAAAAATCTTCATTATTAAAAGTGATATTATTTCCGGACATTCCTAATGTTCTATCAACAATTCTAATTTTCATTTTAAATTAAGTTTAAAGGTTAATTAAATCTTCTCAGCTAACCAGGCTTTAGAACTCAGGAAAAATTCAGGGTATTTTAAAGCGGTTCCTTCGAGCTGCTTTTGAGCTTTGTATTTTGGAATGAAAAGCAGAACATCTACTTTCTCTTCATCTGATAGCTTTTTCCATTTTTCTTCAGCTTTTAGAGAGTTTCCTTTCTTGTAAGCGTAGTGGTTCCAGAAGTATTTGAAGCTTAAGTCTGTAGGTTTTTCTATAAATTCAAATTGTGATTTTTTATTTTCACACAGTTCCCACATTTGAGAAATTTTAAGTGGCAGTGAGAATTTTTTATAAAACCATTCTACTTGTTCATCGGTCCATCGATCACCGGTTAACTCGGTTCCTACTAAATTCCCGAAATCATCATATTTAAAAATGATTTTCAGTTCTGTCTGTTTGTGTGTTGCAATGTATGTTCTCATAGTAATTTTCGGTGTAAATCATTTTTTAACTGGTCTAGTTTTGTTCTTTCGTAAATCCCTAATGATTGGTGATTTATTACCTCTAAAATCGTTTCATAGAGTTGATGCGCTAGATGATATCTTAAAGTTAATTTTCTAGGCTTCCCGTTGGGATTGCTGCTATAATTAGCGCAACTTTTCACTAGAATTTGAAAAATTTCAATGAGCATAGATTTTTGTATTTTTTTTGTTGGCTCAAAAATTGAAATTTTCTCTGCTCTATCTAAAACTAATCTATGGATTAGAAATAGCGTTTCCGGTTGTATTTTAAGAGTTATTTTCATTTTTTAAAAATTAGAGTTAGGTTAGTAAACTTATACTTACTGCCAACTTTAAAATAGGCATAATCCTCAACGCTAATTTGTTCCTGATCTATATTACCTAAAGAGTCTTTTGTAATGATGTAATAATAAGGTCTTGCTGATCTATCACTTAAAACTATTTTATCTTCAATTTTTTTTGTTTCATAAGTTTTTTCTAATCTTACATTCATAAAGATAAAACCTACTACAAAACCTGATATCATTTGAAAAATCATTTTCTTTCTCATGTCTTAGTATTTTAAATCTGTCCAATGAATAATTTTGCCAGTAAAGTCTTTGTTGAAGTATTGCAAGAATTCTTCTATATTATTGAATCCATCATTTTGACATAACAAAAATCCTTGTGGTTTTTTATTATTTGGCATATATAAATCTCGAAAACCAACCCCATCATTATGATTTTTAAAAACAGCAAACTCTTCATTATCAATGATAATTTTCACTTGAGTTTCACATGTCCACTTAATTTCAATTCTTTGCGTAGAAACCACAGGAATTCTAGGGGCAAAGCGAAACATATTTTTCTGTCTTGCATTGATAAAGAAATCAATCATCACTCCTGGTTTCCATCTGTCATTTTTATCTTCTCTGATGGTGTGGAGTTTTGAGGGTAATTTGTCTTTTGCAACAAAATTGTAATCGTTTGGATAATGAATTCTAGGATTTATAGCTGCTATAAGGTTTATTTCTTTTAATCGAAATGATTTATGGATTTTCTCTACAAAATAGGTAGGCTTTCCGTTGATTTGTGTGCTAAAAGGTAGTATCATAATTTAATTTTTAAAAGAATTGATATATAAATAATTGTTACAATAAATATTCCTACTAGAAAATTAATTACAGCTTCTGAAGGCCAATAAAATGGATTGTAAGAAGAAAATAACATTACACTAATCATGTATATGATAAGCGCTATAAATACGCATAAAACAGTAATAAAAGCCTGAAATGAAGTAAAGTCCTTTATAAAGTCATTTAAGGATTTAAAGAAGTAAGTAATTAGTCCTATCACTAAAAAAAGAATGGAGACTAATAAAATGATGGTAAAAAATAGTTGCATAATTTAAGATTGTTTAGTTTTTATTTTTCTCAGTTTTTTGTTTTGTTTCTCTATTGCTTCAATCAGTTTTTCTTCAGTATTTGGTATGTATAAAACATTCTTTTCGTGGTTATTTTCTGAAGCTTTATTGATTGAAATTTCTTTATACTCTTCTAGAATTTCTAGTATTCTAATTCTGGAGGGTTCTTTGCCAGATATTTCTGCACAAATAATTTGTTTGAACTCGCATTCTAACAATTTTATAAAGTGATTTTCTATATTCATTAGAAGGCAAATTTTCTGGATTCATGTTTTTGTGTTAAAGCTTTTATATCAGTTCCTGGTTTAACTTTTATAATCATCTTACCAATTTTTACAGATATTGAATTCTGTTTTGGTTCTACTGGAGCTTCAGGCTTTTTAATTTCAATTACTTTCGGATTTTTTTGTGAAATTTCTTCGAAATAGTCTTTGTAATATTTCTTATAAAGCTTCCTTTGCTCTCGGTTTAAACTACCTGCTTTTAAGAGTATCAGGTTCTCGTCTTCTACATTTCTAAAATTGCAGTCTCTGAAGTAAACTTTATAACCTTCTGGAATTTTACCGTGTAATTGCTCATATCTATATCTGGCATAAGGAATAAAAATCCCAGATATTTTAATCTTTAAGACTGGAGTTTTATTTATGACATGTATTTTTATAAAACCTTCTGGATAATACCTTTCTCCTTTTGCTACAATTCTGGCTGTAGAATTTTTATAAACTCCATTTAATTTATGATTAATCCTTATAGCTTTAATTTCATCTTCAGTACGTTTTAATTGTAGAAGCTTCATTTTCTTTTCAATGTTTTTTTGGGTGAAAATCCTTCCTTTTCTGCTTAAATATTTAGCTATTTCTACGTTTCCTTTGGTTTTATAATTTTCAATCAAAAAATCTGTTTCGTCTTTGGTCCATCTTAGAATTTTACATTTCTGTAAACCTAATTGATAGAGGTTTGTTCTAAATGTGGTGTACTTACATTCTAAAGAAAAGTTTACCTTTAAATGAGTAAACAGTTCTTGATTTGTAAGCTTGTTTCTAAGACTTATGACCTCTTTTTTTTGCTCTTTAGTAAATCTAGTCATCGTTTTTTTCTTTTAAATTTCCTGCTTGTGAGTACATATCTCTTACATTCATTACACCAGTAATATCTTTTAGGAATGTGAGAGCGTTTACTCGTTTTTTTAATGAGCCTAAGAGCTGATGCAGCTTCTTGTTTGGTCTCATAGCTTATTTTGTCACACATTTTTTTTTATTTGTTCCTCCTACAGGATTCGAACCTGTCTTACTTTGTAATTCGTTTAAACCAAGACAAACGAAGGAGGAAAACCAACCAATTATCTAAGCATGTTTTGCATGGCTGTAATGATTTTTGAAAGCTCCTTTTTATCCATCTCTTTAAGAGGTTTTTTTACAGGGCTTTTTGCAGATTTCAACCAACCTCCTAAACGTTCTAAATCTATGCGATTGGGGTTATCTTTTTGTACCCATCCATTCTGATAGCATAATGATAAAATAGCTTTGTGCTGTGTATTATAGTAATCATAAAACGCCCATGTAGAATGTTCTGCAATATTTCCAGTTTTAAAGAAGTAGATTAAGTCATCAGCTTGTATGCTGGTAAGATCTTTTACAGAATCTATTTCTGAACCTACTAAATCTCCAATCGCTTCTAATCTTTCTTCTCTAGATTTAAATTTACCTGAGCAAAAAGTTTGAATAGTTTTAATTTGTTCCGGGGTAATGGTTTTCATTTAATCGTAATCGTTATGAGGTTTGCTAAAATCTATTTTCTTAAGTTCTAGGAGCAAATAAGTTGCTCCTGAACCTAATATTAATCCTAATACAAATGCTGCAATAAGTAAAATCATTACGCTTCAGCTTTTTCTGTTTCATTTTCTACTGAAAGCAGAAAACTTAAATCTATTTCATCAGGAAAATTTGCGCTGGTAATAGATAAAGGAATTGATTTTTCTACACCTGCAGAATCTGTTTCGTAAGCTTCTATAAACCATTTACTCATTTTTGGCTTATATGAGCTCTGAATAATTTCTACACCTTTATCTAAGTCACTGTCTGGATAATCATTTGCAATCTGGCGAAGCTCTAATACTTTCTTACTGTCTAAATCACCTTTTCCGTTTTTCTGAAGTAATCTTAAGAGACTTTTAACCAGCATTTTAGAATTATCATCTTTTGCACGCTCCTGAATATACTTATGAACCATCGCAATACCGTAATTAGCTTCATCTGTATATCCATCAGATACTCTGTAACCTAAAATTACTTTTTGATTGCCGTAAGTAATGGTGTGTGATTGCTGATTACTCTTGATTCCAATTGTGCTGATTTTCATTTTTAGATAATCAGAAAAATGACTAAAAACTTCTTTTTTTGCTTCAGCTACAATTCTAGAAGCTTCTTTTAATTTTTCCATAGATTTCGGCAAAGCTTCAGAAGCGAGTTCTTCCAGGGCTTTTAAATCAGCGGCTCTTTTTTCTTTTTCTGTTTGTCTTTTCTCCTTTAGCTTTTTTGCTAGTTCTTCAATCTGATCAGCCGTTAAGTCGGCGAAATTAATTTGTCCCATTGTTTTAGTTATTTTTAAAAATTGTATTAAGTAATTTCTTTCTAAGAAGCTTGTTTATTCCTCATTTTTAATTTTAAACATCAGTAACTTAAAATGTTCAAAATCTATAAATCTTTCTTCTGGATATCGAGCCATTACAGTTTGAAGATCATAAGTCAAATTTGGATATACAGTCAAAATATTATTGTGATATTTTAATCCATCTTTGAATTTTTCAAAAGATATATTAGTTATCTCAGAAAGCTCTTTAAGTTTTATATCGCTGAATCCGAAAAAATTCAAGTAATATTCACCATCTAATTTTGGCAAATCCTTGTCCTTCATTTTTTCATCTACAAGCTCTTGAAAGTTTCGTTTTGCTTTTTCAGATTCTATTTCCTCTCTGACTTGTAGTAGATTGATAAATTCTGCTTGTACATCTTCATTATGATCAATGAAATCTGCTATCATTTGTGCAATCGATGCAGGAGTACAATTACTTGAAAAATGAAGCTCTTTTTCTGTCTGAATTAATAAAACTGCTTGCATTTTTTCGTTAGCAAATTCTAACATCAAGTCTTGATACTTTGTTTTTAATTGTTCTGTCATTTTAGTTAAGGTTAAATTGATATTTAATAGCTTTTGTCTTCTCCTTTTTTGGTTTTGGTTCTCTAATCAGTGAAGCTGGATAATATTTTTCCAGATCTAGAGCATAGCTCGCTACAATTTCATAGTATGTTTTAGTAGCTCCTTTAAGATTCTGGACCAGGTATGGTGAATAATCTTTGATAAATCTGTTTTCTACAAAAATTGACCACTGGCGTTTATAATAATTGTATAGTCTCTCATCTGCGATTAAATCTCTATCATTGTGATAAAACTTTTGTGCAATTACTTCACACCATGTAACAAAAAATTTGTGTATCAGATTATCGTAATGCCACTCAATTAAGCCTATAGCTTTCATGGTGTTGTATCTGTTTGGGTTATTCGGTTGTGTTTTCATTTTCTTTAATATTTGAACCGTGAATAATCATTGCTTTTTCTTCGTCTATGAGGTATTTACCTCCTTTAGTTCTACCACCTACAGTGGCTACTAATCCTTGAACTCTTACAATTCTATCTGCTAATCTTTTTGCCATTTTTGCGGTGCTGGTGTAAGGTTCGCCCCGGTCCTCATGCGCAATAAAAATGAAGAGCTTATCTCTATGTTCTTTTATCAGGTTTTGTAGACCTCCATTTTTAAGCTCATCTACATAAACTGTGATGTTATCCAGGAATACTATTTTTGGTGCGTATCGCTTTTTCAGGTATTCGTTTAGTTCATGCAGTGGAACGTATGGATAAGCTTTGAATTTCTTATTTTTTGGATCTACCTTTGCGCGCTCTAGAACGTCTTGAAATGATTTTCCTAATCCCTCTTCAGCGCTTACATACATCACAGGTTCTATAGTTGCCAGATAATATGCTAGAAGGATGGCAAACCATGTTTTACCGTTCTTTTCTTCTCCATATATTAGCCAAAGCTTTCCGTTTCGTTCTGGTTCTCCGAAGATCTCTAGCCATATACCAGAGAGCTTCAGAATTTTCAATGTTTTATCTAAAATTTGCTTTATCGTGTAGGTCCTCATTAGCCATTTATTTTAATTAAAGTGTCTAAATGTCTCAGTGTAGCTTCTTTCTTCATGCACTTTTTAACCAATTCTGGAACGATTGCTTTATCTTTAGTGTTAGCAGTTGCAACCTGTGTAAGAAGCTCGTTTCTGAAGGCGATTTTATCATCTACACCGTTTGGAGTTAGTTTGATGTACTCATCAGAGAAACGAGAGAATATTTCGGCAAAACCAACTTTCTTAGAATTAATACCTTTCTCAATTTTGGCTTTCAGTCCATCAGCTCCCATCATATACCAACCGCAAAAACCATCTGTAGCATTCCATAATTCTTTTTGCTCTAAGAAAGCTGTGTATTCTAAATCTCCTGCCTCATCTAGAATGATAACTGGCTTCTGAAGTTGAATTAAGTAGTATTTTAAATTTGCTTTTACATCTACATATTTTCCTTTCGGATCTATTCCAACTGTTTTAGCTAGAAGCTTAATAAATTGTTGTTTTGATTTTGCCTGACTACAGTCTACGTAAAAGGCATTTTTCAGAGTTTTTACAATATTCTTTGCAGAATATGTTTTTCCAATTCCGCAATCATCTACTAAAATCATTGAAGAGGAAAACTCCTGACAAAATTTTATAGATTGCTCTATATTTTCATAAACTTTGGTGCGAACTACATTCCATTTCTCTTTTCTTAGATTAATATCTAATTCTCTACCTATGCTTAGAAATTGAGAATCTGAGATAATTTTTTCTATTTCGCCTTTATTTAATCTACTGAAAATAGCGCCAGATAAGCCGTAAATTTTTGCAAATTGTGCATCAGTACCGCCAAAGTTTTTTCTACGCTCTAATAAAGCGTCTCTAACTTCTAATTTGTATTCGAGTGACAAATTCATATTGGTTGGTTTTTGGTTGGTTAAAAAAATGATTGTTGCCAGTTTACAGATGGTGCTGGTAGAGTCTGTAAATCTTCATCTGGAATTTCTACAGTTTCTACATTTTCAATATCATCTGGAGTAAACTTTTTTATATCCATTCCAGGAATATAAAATGGCTTTTTAGGCGCTGGTTTTTGTGCGTGAATGATATTGATAGATTGAATTGTTTTTTCCTGTGATTTGATAAATCCGTCTACAGTAGCTACATACTTAGATTGTAATTCTCTTGCAGCTTCTTGTTCCGGCGTACGCTCTATAACAGCTCTGTTATATTTCGGCATTTCTTGAACTTCACAAATAAATTTTCCATCTAAATAAGCTAGAGCTTTTAAAACGTTACCCTTATTATCATCTAAGTAGTAAACATCAATATCTTTACCCTCAATTGATTTCATTGCGTGAATAAGTTCATCACCTGTACAAATTTTTCCATCTAATGCAATTGCTCTTTTTTTGCCTTGAAGATTTATATATCCTAAATTGCACGAAGTCTTTTGTGTATAGCCTAAATATGGTAATATAGCTTGCCAATTAGTAGGTCTTAAATTAGGATGCTGACGTTCTATAAAGTATTCCCATCTGCTAACTGAAGGATCTTGACTATGTGGAGCATTGTTCCACTCATAAATATCATTGATACACTCATCAATAATTTTATCATAAGGAATCATAGGTGCTTCTTTTTTGCCTGCTTGATTAGATTCTGATTTTGCACTAGGTCTAGCTAACCAACCTTCACGCTTTTTCTCTACCTCATATCTTAGCGCACCAAAATATCTCTCAATTCGCTTTCCTCTTGCATTATTAGCTTCAATTCTTACATTATTAAACATATAGCCCTCCTGGAGAAAAGAATCGGTAAATGAGCTGTTTAATGAGCTCTCACATTCTAGGCCGTCTGGAATATTAACACCCCACTCAGTATAATTTCTTACCATCTGGCGGTAAAATTCTTTTATAATTCCTTCTTTAGTTTTTCCGTATACAAAAGTTGTAAAACATTCAGACGCTAGATCTATTCCCATATAGAACCAAACTCTTTTCCCAGTAAGATCTTTAAATGGAGGATTACGGTCATCTATTGATATTAAACTTCCAGCATAAACAGGTCTTTCTAATTGGTGTGCAGGTTTGTAATTACCCATGTAAACCTGGCGATTTCCTGAACGCATTTTGTGCGTAGCAGCTTTATTTTCCCACTTAGATAAATAATTTCTTACTGTACTCTCCGAAAGTTTAGGAAATTCTTTTGGATTAAAAATTTCTCCAGAATCTTCATTGTATACTTCAGCATATCCATTTAAAAAAGCATCATAATTTCTATAAATTTCTTTAGCTGTAGGCTTATGATCTTGTGTTGCAAATAAGCCATTAAGAATTGATAATGTTTTATCATCTACTATAAGAGCATTTGTTTTCCTCTTACCTTGAACATCTTTAATAAGCTCTAAATAATTATGCGGCCAAAATTCACCTTTATACTCAAAACCTGTTTCAAAAGAATTTAAAGCTTCTTTAAATCTAGTTGGGTGAGTTGGTAAATTATGAGTAAGTGAAAATTTTCTCTCTAGAATTTCATTAAAAGAATTGCTCTCTTCACACAGGAACTGATTCATTCCCTTTAAAGACATTCCTAGTTTTATTCTCTCTTCTGTGTGTTTAGCTTTAAGCTTAACTACTGCTGCTAATACTGAAGCATTAGTAATATATCTTTGTTGCTCGTCAGAATTAAGATAAGATCCATCAGGTCTACGAAATTGTGTGTAGAAATTAACAGCCAGCGAATCGGTTTTCCAGTAATAGAGTAAATTATGTTCTAATTTTCTAGGATCACCAAGCGCTTTCTGAATATGCTGTGGTAAACTATCAAAGTCCACCAATAAACTTGTATTTTTCCCACCACCTCTTTGTAAACGTTTTACGCCATAGCTCTTATTCTTATTTCTAGAAATCTCAACAGACAAAACAGCCCTGCTACTCCAGAACTCCGGAACGAGTTCCTCTACAGTGACAGCTACTTTTTGTGTATGGTTCCAAAAATGAGGCATAATTGATTGGTTTTAGTTATTTAAAAAGGACACCTTTTTGTTTTTTCATTGTCTTATAGAAGACTGGAATCTTAAATGCTAATCCTAAAATGGAAAAGTGAAGTTTGTAGACTGTTTTACCAGTTAATAAATTGTGACGTACAAAAATTTTTGGTTTTTTCATTTTTTTTAGTTTTTTGGGGTTAGTAATTTTTGAACTGCTTTCTTTTCAGCGGCTTCTAACTCATCACAAGCTGATTTATACTCTTTTCTTAAAGTATCAGGCGTAATTCCCTTAACATTTCCACTTATCGACTGTTTGATGTAATAAGCTGAAAGCCCAAATTTTGTTACTAGAACATCTATTGCTTTTAGATTGTAGTTCGGATTTTTTTTTGTTTCTTTGTTCATTGTTTCGTTAGTTTCAAATTCTGAAACAAATATATGGAACTATTTTCCATTTTGCCAAATAAAATTGGAAATATTTTCCATTTTTTTTAAAAAACAACCATGGATATAGGAAAAAGAATTAAGCAAGCACGTGAGTTTAAAGGACTTAAGCAAAAGGACTTTGCTGCACAATTGAATATTGACACAAGTCAATATAGTAAGATAGAGAGCGGAAAATTACTTCCAACTCTTAACCAGGTTATAGAAATAGGTCGTATTTTAGATGTTTCTTATGACTGGATCATTACTGGTAAGGAGATTAATAATGAAAGCTCAAATTTGAAAGAATCAAATACTTATGAGCGAGAGAAGCTAGATCTTGCAATGCAAAATATAAAGCTTCAAGACGAGATTATAAAGCTTAAAGACAAATGCTTTGATATTGAAAAGCAGTTAATTAACGTAAAGCATAAAAGCCCTCATCAGGCAAGACATAATATACATGCTTCTGAGCCTGAATCTAAACTAAAAGCTAAATAACACATAAAACTTTTAATTAACTTTTAAATTAATGAATTATAATTAATTGATTTTGTTGCAGTTATGATAATGTTATACAAAAAACGTATTTAAATTAAGCCTTTTTTAAATTACTTTTTTTACTGTTTTTGCGTATTTTTTTATAATTATAACTCATTTCAATACATAATTAACACTTATAATTGTTAATCCAAGTGTTAATCCAAGTGTTAATCCAATGGAATTTACTTCCATTTTTTTAGCTTTTTACGTTGATTCTGGAGATAAAAAAAAAGAGGTCTAAAGTCTTACTTTAGCCTCTAAATAGTAGTATTTAAGAGCATTTTGGCTTTTTACTAGCTGATAAGTAGTATTTGTATTTAAATCGTCTTTAAAACGGTATTAAAATGGTATTAAACAGAATAATTTTACATTTAGATAAACCCTTTTTTGGTTTTTACTTTTTGCAGAAATCCTTTGTTCATCGGCTTTTTTTGGCTTTTTTTGATAATATTAACTCTTTACATTTTGAATTACCCCTCATATATAAGCATTCTCTCTTTTGATTGAAAATAAAAAACGCTAACTTGTAAAGTTAGCGTTTTCAATGATTTAGAAGGTTTTTAATCCTCGAATTATTCTTTAATAAACTTGTGAGAGCTTACATTTTTATCGGTCTTCACATTGATAATGTAAGTTCCTTTTGGCAATTGGCTTACATCAATCGTTTGGAAACTTTTCGCTTCTGTTTTTAGAACTGATTTTCCTGATAAGTCAAAAATATCTATTGTTTTAGCACCTTTTGGAATCAATATGTTTATGATATCTTTAGTTTTGGTAGGATAAACAGTTACTAATTTTTCTTTTGAATTTTCGGAGGTTTGTAAAGATGCAGAAGAATCAAAACCTGTAATGATGATAGCGTAATTTTGAGAAGAAATATTTTGGTTGTTGTCTACTAAATTTCCTTTTTGAGAAACTTCTACTCTATACATTCTACCAGCAATAGGAGTTGGAATAATAACTTGTTCTACATTATCAACAGTGTTATCGCCTTGGGTAGCAGGTGCCATAGGATTGCTAATATCTAATTTCCAAGGATAATAAATAGTATTGGTTACTGTATCTATAATTCTCAGGTCAAAGTCGTTAATAATCATAGAAGAATGATTATTTTGAAGTTCGTAATCTGTAGAGAATGGATTTGCAGCAGGGTCTATCCAAGAGATGGTTGCTTTTAAAGATTCTCCATCCTTTGCAATAACTGTTTTTGTAAATTTAGTTCCCGAGTTTAATACATTTCTTTCAAAAAACGCTTTATTGTCTTTTTTGTCAATAAGAACTTGTGCGGCTTTAGATGCATCTACAAATCCCCATCCATACCATACATCGGGACCTATATTTCCTGCTTCATTAGCAGTATGGGTTAATAAAGCTTTCATTTCATCTGCTTTAAAAATGAAGCTGTTATTGTTGTATAACATTCTATTCACCTCCGTTAAAGCTCCAGCAATTCCAGTAACTATTGGCGCAGAATATGATGTTCCGTTTCCACCTAATCCATAAGTGTTATAAGTAGTTGCGTTTGAGTAGCTTGCAAGTGCCATCGCGCTTCCTACTGCTGAAATGTCAGGTTTTATCGCTCCATCTTTTCTAGGTCCTGCACTACTGTAGCTTGCTTTGGCTACATCATTTGAAGTGGTATATTGGTAATCAGCAGTGGTTAATTGGTTAGTTGCACCAACGACTATAATATTTTTTGCTAAAGATCCTTCACCTATGCAGTTGTACCCTTGGCTACAATTTGCGGTGGGAATTACATCTGCTGCGTCAAATGGAACATAAGTATTGGATAAATTATCATATTTAAATTTGGGAAGAGAAGTATTTTGGCTAGGATGGGTCCCATAATAATTTCCAGCAGATTTGATGACGATTTGATTGGGATTTGTATAAACAATTTCATCAAAACTTTTATCTCTCAAACTGTAAGCTCCAGAATATGTATCTTCAGTATTTAATTCATAATTAGCAACCCAATAAAAGCCTTTAGTAGTGTAAATAGAAAATGGAGTGGACACATAATTCCATCCCACATTTACACCATACGAATGATTAGAAATATTGGCGTTTGAAGCGGCTAGTTTTTGATAATTATTTCCTTTTGTAGTATTGTTAAAGCTATAGCTGTCAATCATTACATTAGTTAGTACACCTTTTGCTCCAGAAGTTCCATATGGATTAGAAAAATCTCCTATCCCGATTGCTCCAATGATTCCAGCAACGTTTGTTGCGTGACTTGCATAGGCTATTTCTCCATTTTCTTGATCAAAGATTCTGTTTCCTCCATTAGTTGGTCCTCCAAATTCGTTATGTTTTTCGAAAACTCTGCCTCCATCCATTACTAGAATTTTCTGACCGCTGCCATTGATCGAAATATTATTTAAACCAGTGAGGGTTCCATTTTGTAGGGAAAGAATATTGGCGCTTTTATTGGCACGCATATCTTCAGATTCCCAAAAAAGAGGAATGTTGCCTGCAAATCCAGCATGAGTGGAAATAATTTCTTTTAATTGACTCTTTGAAAATTTTTGAGAAGAATTTTTTAGAAAAGAGGAAAGCCTATTATTATTTTCTATTCTATCCTTAGCTAAAATAGAGTTTAATCTTGTGTTTTGTCCGTAATAATTGTTGATTAGTAAAAGACAAGTTAAAATAAATATATTTTTTTTCATAATAATTCGTAGTTTTTGCAAAGATATAAATTGTTAAGACTCTAATTTTGTTAGTCAATAGAAATTATAAATAAATATATATTTTTTAATTTTTTTTCGATTAAATTTGAACAAATTTTCTAAAGAATGTACTTGATTTTTGATACGGAAACTACTGGTTTACCCCAAAACTTTAACGCACCCATCTCAGATTCAGATAATTGGCCTAGAATGGTGCAGATTGCGTGGCAATTGCATGATGATGAAGGTAAATTAATTGAAAATCAGGATTATATCATTAAACCTGAAGGGTATGATATTCCTTTTAACGCGACCAGAATTCACGGTATTTCTACCAAAATGGCCAAAGAAGAAGGAAAGGATTTGGCATGGGTTTTAGAAGAATTTAAAAAAGCATTAGAGAAAACAAAAGTTGGTGTTGGTCACAACATTGATTTTGATTATAAAATTGTAGGTGCAGAATTTTTTAGAAAAGAAATCGAAAATAATCTTCAAGAAATTCCCAAAGCTGATACCATGGAGTTGGGAACTGATTTCTGTGCTTTGCCAGGAGGAAGAGGCGGAAAATTTAAATCTCCAAAACTAGGTGAGCTTTTCGAAAAATTATACGGTTACCAATTTGATGAAGCGCACAATGCTGCGGCAGACGTAAATGCAACGGCGCAGATTTTCTTCGAAATGGCGAGACAACGCATTATTCCTGCTGAGAAAATGCTCTGGACGGATGCTCAGTTTCAGCAATTTCAGAAAATTTGGAGTGAGCCGATTAAACCTTTTGATATTGTTATCAGAAGGCAAGTTGCAGATTCTAAGAAAAAGAAATCTACCGTAGATTTTGGCGATACCAAGGATGTAGAAATTGGCGATTATTTCCATTTTCATAATCATACCATTTATTCTACACTTGCCGCGACTTCTCATTTTAATGAACTGATAAAAGTAGCTGCCGAAAACGATTTTAAGGCAGTTGGAATGGTAGATTTAGGGAATTTGATGGGCGCTTTCAAGTTTGTTTCCGAAGTTGAAAAATACAATGGAGATATTAAGAAGAAAAAAGCCGAAGCCGAAGAAAAAGGTGAAGAGTTTACTAAAACACCTTTGGTTCCAGTTTTGGGATGTGAATTTTATATTTCAGAAAGACCAGAGCAGAAACAATTTACAAAAGATGATCCGGATAGAAGAACGAATATGGTTCTTTTGGCGAAAAATTTCAAAGGATATAAAAATCTCGCAAAACTATCGAGTTTAGGTTATACCAATGGTTATTATGCAGGTGTGCCAAGGATTTCTAAGAAGCAAATTGCCGAATATAAAGAAAATCTTATTGCTGTTA